GTGGTTCTTTTACAAACGCACCCGCATTCTTTTCTGTTTTGATATTGTGTTTTGCTGTAGGTAGAGCAAATCCTCTGATTTTTGCTTTCTGGATCAAAAGGCCTTCTATAAGTCTCGTTGTGGTAAGATAGTCCTCTTTCGGACAGAGACATAATGTGGTAAGAGCTTCAAGGTTCTTAATAAACTTCAACTTATCATTCAGCTTTTTAACAAGTTCAATATCAACTAGATTATATTCCAGAAAATCCTTAAATCCCTTCCAGTATACATCATCAAGAGATTCATATTTTTCTGACCAATCAACCTTTCCTTCTCCTAGTTCTTCTCTAGAAATGAAATCAAGAGAATATGTTTCTTTGACAGAGAGAGTATATGCCTTATACAAATCTCTATAGTCAATGATAGATACTCCTCTAATCCTAACATCTTCTCCACTTCCATAATTAAAAGAGTTGAATTGATCAAAGAAATATTTACCAAATGGCGACAGTTTAGAAGCTGTTCTACGTCCTAGAAGAGTTTCTATTCTTTTTATAGTGTATCGCATGTCAAACTGAACGTTCCAGCCGGTATATATATCTGGAGTATTCTTCTGTGCAAAATTCACGAAATCTTTCAACATATCTTCTTCCTCTTGATATAAGAGGACAGAATAATCGCTTCTAATTTGTTTTACTAGACGTTTCTTTGGAATTTTCCTCGGTGTAACAACAAACTGATAATACTTTTTAGTGTAGGAATCATAAAGACCAATGCAGTTGATTTCCTTTACGGGTTCACGATAATCAGGAAATGAATTATTATCACCAAGAAGAACCTCAATGTCAACTATTTGTACCCTAGACTCCATATCTGGAAAGGTTTTATTCCAGAACTTATCTAACATGTATCGATTTACAAAAAGTATATCCGCTTCATATGTTTTATCAAAATATCCTCTAGCTTTTCTAACACTCCAACTAACAGGACAAAAAACCTGAATCAGTTTTTCTTTTCCATTTCCAAACGCAACCATGTTGGTATCTTCCCAACGAGTTACAAAATCATGATTCTTTGCCATGTCAAAACATTCTAAAAACTCTTCATCATCTTGAACAAAGAAATATGGTTCAAATGATTCATCAGTATGAATCTGCAACTTCGTAGGATCTTTGGTTGTCCGATACGTAAAGATGATGTTTCCATCTTCATCCTGTCCAATATTATGAATTTTAAAGTCTAGTTCTGTCATAAGGAAGCCTTGAAACTGTTTTGAGTACATCTATGATTTTTCGTACAGTATTGATTATACATGTTCCTACACAATATGTCAAGATTATTACCAAAAATCCATGAAACAATCTGTCTATTATTAACATATCATATGTTGAGATTGGAACCATAAAATATAGACCTGTGCCTGCTAAAACGGCGCCAAGGAACCATAGAATTGTATAAACGATAGGTTCTATACAATCAAATGGATCACTCATAGTCTCGGATGACGACACCGACCGTATTTCCTTGGGGGATTCCATAATCTGACCACTCCAAAAACTTGACGGTTAGTTCTTTTCCAATTATTTTAGGAAGATCTTTCATCCACCTCTGCCGATCTTCTACTGATCCCATTGGTCGTACCCAAAAATCTTTTCCTGTATTTGTTACACATTGAAAGATAACACATCCCTTATCGCGACCCTTGCCTTCTTTTCCTCCAATGATTTCAAATTCTTCATCAAGAAACTTCTTCATTTTTAGAAGATTGTTTGACCTCTTTGGTTCATACTCTCCATCTAGATTTCGGAGAATTCCTCCCTCAAATCCTTCATCAATCCAGGCATCAACTATACTCCATGCTTCTTCTGCATTGATAACACGAATGGTTGGAGTAAATATAATGTTGTTGGTATTATCTACACCCAGCCTTCGCATGGCATCTGTTCGGGTTTCCCAAGGCCCATCCCAGCTAGGCATATCATATATCCAGTATTGTATTTTTTCAGTTTCTCCTGGACGATATTTCTTGACTAGCTGTGAAATCTTGTTTAATGATATCCCCTCAGTAAAGAGTTCGCCATCTAGAACCATTCCTACCGTCATAATGTGTTCAAGGTCCGGAATTAGATGTGCTAGTGTTATATATTCTTTACCTTTTCTGGATACAAATCTAAATTCCTTTTTGCTTATTCTGTGTACTATACAACGTATACCATTCAGCTTTGGTTGTAGGTCTGCAGGAAAGACAGCATTTCTACCATCCTCAATTGGTTTTGCCAACATTGGTTTATCAATAGCTGTATGTTTTACCAACTCTTCAGCATATCCTTCATCAATCTTGGAATTCCATAAAGACCTTGCTTCTGAAACTGCCTGTTCAAATGGTGTAGTCTCGTTCCTTTTCCCTAGATTCTTGCCTTCTTTGATTGGCAAAACAAATGTTTGTTTCTTCAATCCCTGGAAACCATGACAGCGCACAATTTCTGCTGTTCCATCCTTTTTAGGAACTGCCGAGACTTGCCATTCTTTTATTCTCTTACCATCGCTAGCATATGCATAAAGCATAGGCAAAGTGTATTTTTTCATTTCTTCTTACCTCTCTTTTTTTCTGGAAAAAGGAAATCTACTAGTTTACTGTGCTTTTCACCATACATCTTTGCAATTTCCCCTAACTGAGATTCATTTAGCAGAAAGAAATATTCATGTGCTTGTATATTAGAACATTTATAGTGTTCTCGTAACATAGGAATTGCCAATTCTTCTAATGTAGATGATTCCGTTTTAACCTTTTTCATGTACTTAATGAATTGGTTTCCCATCTTTGGGATGTTGAAATATAGCAAACGAATATATTCCATTTTGGAAAGAACCGTTCCATATTTTTGTAACAAATTAATTATAATAGCTGTGCCCCGTCCAGGGACCATAGAAAGATATCGATCAAGAACCCACCAAGATCCCTGGTCCGTCACTTCATCCACTTCTTTAGTATTATCAAGAATAGTTTTATCTTTTGCAAGGATACTTTTAAGTACATCGAAAAAGCCTTTTAGAGGCATTCTTACCCTTTCTTTCTCTTCATCTCAATTCCTGCTAGTTTCAATAGTTCAAGAAAACATGCAGTTAGATTAATCTCCTGATCGGGAACAAATGCAGATCTATACATATACTCTGCTACCATTATTTGCATATCACCTATTGTTTCCATTCCTTGAGGCGATTCAGGATCAATGTTAAAAATCTTATCAGAATAATTAAAGAGAAATCTATAGACTTCCATGTAGTTCGGGGGCTGGTTGATCATAAAACGTCGAAGTTCTCTAATCTCTCCCTCTCGTAAATGTTGTGTTACAATTCTTCTAAAGTCATTGTTTAGCAATTCTTCCCAATCTACTGAAAGGGTACCGTTTTGACAATAGAACTGTAGTGTGTTTATCATCTTTCGGATATCAGGATAGAACATTTGAATGATTTTCTTGACAGCTTTTGACTCATACTTCTGTATTCCTTCACTATCAAGAACAAACTTCAGTCTCTGATAAATTTCTTCTTTTTGGGGAGATTCTAGAATTACTTCTTTACATCTACTTAGGAGGGGATCAATAACCTTGTTTTTGTAGTTTCCAGACAAAATAAACCTAGTCCGTGAAGAATATGTTTCCATGATGTTTCGAAGGGAATTCTGTGCATCTGGAGTTAGAGAATCTGCTTCATCAAGGAATACAATCTTCAGAGGTTTCAAGGACATAATAGATGCAAAATGCTTAACCTTATCACGAATGGTATCGATACCTCTTTCGTCGGAAGCATTTACTTCCATGTATTCAGCATCTAGTTCTTTGATTAGAATACGAGCTAATGTGGTTTTTCCGGTTCCTGGAGGACCCACAAGTAAAAGATGTGGAATCTGCTTCTCGTCTACCCAAGACTGTATTTTCTCACGGAACCCTTTTGAACAGATATAGAAATTGGTCCATTTCCTAGGCCGATATCGTTCTGTCCAAATATAATCGTTTCGTTTTTCTTCTGACATCTTAACCCTTTCTTACTGCAAGAACAAAAGTGATAACGATAACTAAAAATACAATACCCAATGCCTCCATTTCGTCCTCCTTTAATCTAGATCATTTTCAATCAGTGGTGCAATCAAAAACGCAGCAGCTAATGTCTTATTCAATGGCGAACTTAGTTGCATAACCGCAGGATATTCTGGTTTGCAATAGATGATTGCTTCTGACCCCGGAACCTGTAGAATTGTCTTAAGCACCCGAACCATAATTCTGGTTTGCAGTGTAATCTTGGAATCGGTTGTCTTTCCTTTAATTTGTTCGACTTCTGTGGTAGGCTTGAGGAATACCTTATCAATCTTTCCTACTACCAACATAACCTTTCCATCTTTTACCAGAATCTCAAGCTGCCCGTCACGTTCGGCGATGTTCAATGCTCGAAGAAGTTCCCGGATTTCATTGTTTTTCAGTTTAAACTTGAACTCCTGTTCTTCCAGAAACTCAGAAATTGTTCTACCAATATCAAGATCTTTCATTACGGAAGAATCTCCTAACCGATAAATGACATTCTTCGGACCTTTTCCATATGATAGAACATTCTGTTTGATCTTAAGCTTCGCTTTCCCTTCACCAACATCATCAACATACGAAACCATATCAATGAGCTTTCGTAGGTTAAAGATACAGATTGGTTCCGCAAGCATCTTACCCACCTGTTCTTCCGTAAATGTAATTTCTCCCATGGTTGTCTGATCAGGATCAACAACCTGAGAAAACAAACGTCCTTTTGAATCTGGTTCAATTTTGACGTTTTCTATCAGATCATCTACTGACAGGAGAGAAAGGAAGTTCTGGAAATTGAATGCTACAGGTTCTTCGGTTTTCGTTTTCTTTGCCATTTTGACTCCTTCTTTTGTTGTTCATTACGATTTAAAAAATTATAACATGTTGCTACATCAATGTCAAGACTTATTCTTCACCATAACCATTATTCATCATTTGATTGACTCGTTTTCTGACTGCAAGATATGTAATCAACTTGGTTGTAACTAGGTCTTGGATAGTCTTTGAGTCAGATTCTAATACAAGACTCAATGCCTCATTAACTGTCTTGATTGGATATAGTTTTAATCTACCAATTTGTATATCATTTAACATGTCGGGATCCGTTACAATCAAATCTGGAAGGTTCTTATGCGGAAATACAACATTCATTTCCTTGAGATTTTTTCTCTTTCCTAGAAGCCAATATCCTCGTATTTTTGTCATCAAGGCTCCAATTGGTTGAACATTACCATTTTGGTCCATAGATCCTGTAATGGCATATTTTCTTGATGCCTTTAGTGCTGACAGAGCAGAGATGATTGCGATGACCATCGCAACTGTTGCCGAATCACCATCCATACCGTCATAGTTCTGTTCGAACGAAACACCAATCTCAGTTTGGATCGGAATTTCCTGACCGAAACTCGATTTTAACCACTGACTAACAGTATAGAAAGATTTTTTCATACACTCAAATGCAAACCCCGCATCATCTTCAAGAAACCTCAAGCCTTTACTTCCATATGATGTTACAGCTGTAATCTTAGCTGGATAACATACACGTATATCTTCATCATATGTTACTACACATAACCCTGTAGAAACTCCTTTTTCTTTTCCAGTCATTTTAAGAAGCATATAATCAAAGAATGTATCTGCTACATTTCTTTCTTTTGCATCCGTTCCTCGCATGAATTTTTGAATGGTTGTCTTGATTTCTTCCGGATCGGGCTCCTTAATTCCTCTAGAGGAAATATCGGCAAAAAGCTTAGTTAGCTTTCCATCGATTCTAGTTGTCATTTCAATGATTTTCTTGCTTTCACTTAAAAAGGCAACATATCGTAGAGTTTCTAGAATAGAATCGGGCTTCATTTTCACATTATGTTCTTTTGCTTTAGAAATAACATATCTTATTAGATATTCAAGGTTTTTCCTGTTCTTTGTCTTATTTCCAGTATCTAGAAATACGCGGTTTCTGCTAATAGAAACATATGAATCTGCAAATATTTCCTGAAACTCTTGATCATAATGATTAACCTGTTGATACATCCACATTTCAGGAAAGTATAGAATAACTTTTACATCCAATGGAAATGGTTCAGGCTGAAGACCTGCCACATGATCCACTCCTAGCCAAGCCTGAAGACTTTCAATTTGAACCTTCTTTGATTTCAAGATCTTGAAAAATACTTCATATGACCAGGGATATGTTACCAGGTCCATGATATTAACTAGAAGGACACCGCCATTTGCTTTATGAAACAATCCAGGAGTTAGATATTTTAAATCTGATTCAAACATACCAAATTTAATAACCTTCTTTTCTGTACCAATCATATGTCCAACACCCATTGATTGATCATATATAACTGGAACCTCTTTGTTGGAAGAAATTATAACGGGTATAAGATTTCCAAGTATAGAAGGACCCGTTTCAGGCATTTCTATACCAGGTATTGACATTCCTTGTTTTCGAAAATCACCATTCAATAAATGTGAAATAACGTTTTCCATACTCATATCTAACCAATCAAGAAGTTTTTCGTTTCCTTCATATTTTTCTATAACAGCTTGAAACATAGGTCCTAGATTTTCTGCAGCTATATTAAACCTATTTTCTTTAGCTTGTTGGGTTATTTCCATTTGTTCTTCTAACATTTCTTGTAGTTCATCTTTAATTACATCAACCATTTGTAAAAGAACTTCTTCAAATACACCTTCATACCCTTTAAGGGGCTTGCACATATCTGTTAAGTTTACCACTCCTCCAGATCCACGAGCTTTAGAAAAATCAATATCAATTCCAGCGTCCCTACATAATTTCTTAATTTTTTCTTGGCGTGTTTTAGTCTTCTTTTGAAGAAGCTTTAATAATTTTGTTGTAGATTCGTGGTTTTGAATAATTTCTTCCCATTCTTCGAGAAATCCTGAAATGGATTCAACTACCTCTTCCATATCTTTTTTGAATTCCTTGGCTTTACCAGAATCCAACTTTAACAGAATTGGACAGTTGACTTCATTAAAATTATTAACATATACATAATCACGTAGGCTTGATTTATATAAGTCATGAACATCTTTGTTTTTCTTAAACCACCCCGAAACATAGTCGACTATATCTTCCATTTTTCCCATACTGTCCACCAAAACCATGTGGGAGGAAGTGTTTCGTAGAAATTGATCTAGAGCCTCATATAGTCGGGGCTCTCTTTGTACTTTGGTACAGTTTTTAGGTATTTTTATGTCTGCGTGAAATTGTAGTTGAGACATATCACACAATTGCAAGGCTTCTTTGAATTTTTGAAGATCAGTTTGTGTTTTCTTTGTTGCCATACAATCCTCCTATATCCAATTCTTTTGACAGCTCTTCACTTCTTGAAAATGAACTCTGGCAAAACAAAATTCCTGGTCATCTCATCACAGCAGTTGCGAGATAGAATACCACTGGTCTTACTGCAAATCGGCCAGAATCGCATTGATCCATCACCATCAGCAAGGAATCTCGGTGTTCAGATGTGCAGCACAGCCTCATCGATGGAGAAACACATCAGCAATGTCTCTCGAAGCTGCTACATCCAGCTTCAGTGCCTCT